TTTTTGGGTAGATACAAACGGCAATAGATGGACTGTGGCCACGCATACCGAGGCGGAAGCTGTGGCCAAGAGTCTAACTCTCAAGAACTGCGAAAACTGCGACAACTGCAACGACTGCACGGGCTGCAAGTACTGCAACGACTGCGAAAACTGCACGGGCTGCGACAACTGCACGGGCTGCAAGTACTGCACGGGCTGCAAGTACTGCAATGACTGCAACGACTGCACGGGCGGCAAGTACTGCAACGACTGCTACAACTGCAACGACTGCGACAACTGCACGGGCTGCAGGTACTGCAAGCACTGCACGGGCTGCCAGTACTGCTACAACTGCGACAACTGCACGGACTGCAGGTACTGCGACAACTGCAACGACTGCACGGACTGCAAGCACTGCAAGCACTGCAAGCACTGCAACGACTGCTACAACTGCGAAAACTGCACGGGCTGCACGGGCTGCGACAACTGCAACGACTGCACTGGCTGCAGGTACTGCACGGGCTGCAAGCACTGCAAGCACTGCAAGTACTGCTACAACTGCGACAACTGCGACAACTGTATGAATTGTAACGACGCAACGGAATTAAATAACCAAATCGTAGCTAGTTTTAAAGATTTTTAAAAAAAAACTTGACAAAGCATTGCAATGGTGTTATATTACCGACTCAAATTAAACAACAGCGAAAGGAAGTGAGATGAGAATAATAAACGATTTTTGGGTTGATACAAACGGCAATAGATGGACTGTGGCCACGCATACCGAGGCGGAAGCTGTGGCCAAGAGTCTAACTCTTAAGAACTGCTACAACTGCGACAACTGCGCGGGCTGCGACAACTGCGACAACTGCAACGACTGCAACGACTGCAACGACTGCACGGGCTGCAAGCACTGCACGGGCTGCAAGCACTGCAACGACTGCACGGGCTGCAAGTACTGCGCGGGCTGCAAGTACTGCAACGACTGCAGGTACTGCACGGGCTGCAAGCACTGCACGGGCTGCAAGCACTGCGACAACTGCGACAACTGCACGGGCTGCGAGCACTGCACGGGCTGCAAGTACTGCTACAACTGCGACAACTGCACGGGCTGCAGGTACTGCACGGGCTGCAGGTACTGTAATCACTGCACGTGCGGTGAGGGTAACATTAACAACAACGAAAGGAAGTGAGATGAAAAATATTAACGGTTTTTGGGTAGATACAAACGGCAATAGATGGACTGTGGCCACGCATACCGAGGCGGAAGCTGTGGCCAAGAGTCTAACTCTTAAGAACTGCGACAACTGCGACAACTGCAACAACTGCTACAACTGCGACAACTGCCAATACTGCTACAACTGCGACAACTGCGCGGGCTGCAAGTACTGCACGGGCTGCAAGAACTGCACGGGCTGCAAGTACTGCGCGGGCTGCAACGACTGCACGGGCTGCAAGTACTGCACGGGCTGCAAGTACTGCAACGACTGCACGGGCTGCAAGTATTGAACGGGCTGTAAGCACTGCACGGGCTGTAAGCACTGCGCGGGATGTAAGTACTGCACGGGCTGCAAGTACTGCACGGGCTGCAAGTACTGCGAGGGTTGTAATGAAATTTAAGAACGTAGAACTGGAAGCGGTTATATCTGAAAAGAAAGTAGTTTGTTCGATCTTCGGGCAAGGAAAGATTACCAGAACTAAGGGCACGGGGAACTTCCCGTTAGTGTGTCAATTTAAATCCGGTGTAGTGTGCTCGTATACTACGGACGGTCGACTGGCTGTAGGTGGGAAGATCACGCTGACGATGAACTTTTAAACAAATAGTCAAAAAAAAACTTGACAGAATGAAAATAAAGAGTTATATTACCGACTCAAATTAAATAACTAACTAAAAGGAGAAAGAAATGAAAGTATCAATCGAACTAAACTTACCACAGGACACACAAATAATGGAAATGCTCATGAAAGAGCTAAACAAGGCTAACCCGACTAATAGACCAGTTGAGAGCACAACAACTAACGAAGATGGAGAACTTGCGGACACTACAGGTGATTTAGAACTTTCCGACGATCAAGGGACTATCAGAGAGACAGACGCTAAGGGTATAGCGTGGGACGCCCGTATTCACTCAGGTAATAAGAAATGTCTGGCTTCTACCGGATTATGGCAGAGACGCAAAAACGTTAGCGACGCTGATTATGCACGTATCACGGCTGAGATCACGCCAGTAGTAACCGAGGACACAGGCACCCAGACATTACCTCCGCCGCCACCAGTAACCGAGGCCACAGGCACCCAGACATTACCTCCGCCGCCACCAGTAACCGAAACCACCCAGACACTACCTCCGCCGCCGCCACCAGTAACCGAAACCACAACCGTGGCCTTTGACGGGAATGCCGCTGTAGTTAAGGTCAGATCGTGGCTTGTTAAGGATGCAAGCCGTATGCCAAAGCTTAAGGAAACTTTAGCCGCTTTCGGTATTATCGGTTACTTAGATATTGCTAAAGATAAAGATACAGCGGAAGCATTTTTAATGGCGTTGGGAATTGAGTAGCGCGCCAGACACTCACAGCTTTTTAGCCCCTTCGGGGGCTTCGGCTTGGGTGAAGTGTGCTGGTGCCGCCTACATGTCCAAGAGCTACGATAAGGGTAGTAATCCAGCCGCAGCGGAGGGAACGGCGGTACACGAGATCGCAGAGACAATATTAACAGGTGGCGAGGTGCTCGCGGGTTCTCTGGCCTCAAATGGTGTGATCATAACCGCTGATATGATAGAAGCTGCATTATTCTATGTCCAAGGTATTAGACAGCTATGCTTATCCAATGTCCAGTATGAACAACGCTTATTTTGCAGGGGGGTCCACCCAGAATGTTTCGGAACGGCTGACACCGTGGGTATTAAAGGTATAGACACTATAGTTATTTGCGATCTTAAGCACGGGTTCAGACAAGTAGACCCCTTTGAAAACTGGCAGTTAATAACCTACGCAAACGGAGCCTTAGAGAGACTCCCGAACGCAACGTTCTTTGAATTTTACATCTTCCAAACGAGACCCTCTCCGACTGTCCGAAAATGGAAGGTACGAGTGGAGCACTTGAAAATGTTTTGGGAAGAACTAAAAGTATCGGCAGCTAATGCCACATGTGAGGGATCGCCAACACTAACGGCAGGGCAACAGTGTAGAGACTGCAAAGGCAGACACCTGTGTCCAGCACTTAAGGAATCAGCGTTATTTGCTGTAGAGATGGCTTATGAGTATGTAGACTCTGATACAATAGGGCTTGCTAAAGAACTAAAAGTACTATTGAAAGGAAGAGACGCCATAAACTACCGTATCACAGGGATTGAGGCAGAATTAACCAGCGTTATAAAGTCTGGAAAGCCTGTTCCGGGATTCGTTCTGAACAGAGTAGAGGGAAATATGGCGTGGGACATACCCATTGAAGACGTCGTATCCTTGGGCGAAATAGAAGGAATAGACTTGAAGAAAGATGGCGTTTTGACGCCTACACAAGCGATAAATAAAGGACTACCTAGAGAATATACTAAAAATTACGCATCGAGACCGCTTAAAGAATTTAAGCTGGAGATTCTTGATGAGAAACAAATAAGAAAAAACTTTGGAGAAAAATAAAATGGCAGATTTCAATTGCGGCCCAGTGGGCAGAATGTTACAAGGCGACTTTTTTACACCGGAAACTACTGATTATAACGGAAAACCACTTGAAAACAAAGACGGAACTCCCGCAGTTAATTACTACGTAGTTCTTGCAGTACCAAAACTTAGCCCAGAGTGGCCAGCTTTTAGAGATATGGTATTGCAGACAGCAAGGGAGGCATTTCCCCGATTGCAATTTAGTGTTGCGGCAAACGGTGCACTACAATGCAACCTACCAACATTCGCCTTCAAAATCACGGATGGTGACAGCACGGTACCAGATATGAAGGGCAAAGCTCCGTGTGCTAAAGAAGGTCATCCGGGGAACTGGATAGTTAAGCTTAACACCCGAATGGCCCCGAAAGTCGTAGACTATAACATGGAAACCCGAGTAACTACTATCTTAGAGAACTATACCCAAGCTAAACGCGGCTGGTGGTACCGCATGTCTGGAAATATTAGAGGTAACAGAGAAGAAGGTAAACAGGGTCTATTCCTTAACATGGGAATCGTTCAACGCATGTCTTTTGATACCGAAATTTCAGGCGGAATCAGTGCCGAAGAGGCTTTCGCGTCCGCTCCGTTAGTTCAGTATGGTACTCAGATACAAACTTACTCTACAAACTCAGTAGCTCCGGGAATGGCGTATGTCGCTCCAGCAACACCAGCAACGACAACGACAACGACAACGACAACACCGCCAGTAACACCACCGCCAGTGGCTAGCTTCTTAGCGGGTGCAGCGGCTCCACTACCTCCGCCGCCGCCAGCCGGAAAAGCAACAGTTCCGGGATGCGCTTATACCTATCAGCAGTTAGTAGACGCAGGATATAGCGACGAACAAATGAAACAATCTGGGTTTTTAGTATAGCAGTGATTCAGGGGGTGAAAGCCCCCTAATCTTTTTTAAAATAAAACTTGACATTGCTATGTTTTTGTAGTATCTTTGGTAAGTAACAGTAAATAATTAACAAACAGGAGAATAAAATGGGTGACAACGTAATAGGGTACTGGGTAGATGAAAAAGGTATTATCGTGGGTAGATACTACAAAGGCGTAGAAGTAGCACCGTTACACGCTGGACAAAGAGTTATGAATTGCAACAGTTGCGCACCTTCCTACCGCATGCACTGTGATATGAAAGTTTGTAAAAAATATCTTGCCGTGGAACAGTTAATAATAGAAGAAGAAATCGGCCACCTGTCATCGAACGCTATTAAGTATCTTAAAGAACGTATCCGATCGGAGGACGCTATGAGCAGGGAGAAACAGGAGTTTAGCTACATAGCTGATAAACTGCGAGACATACAAGCCTCGTCGGAACGTGCCGCAAAGGAACTGGTTAACCTGTCTAAAGAGTTTCCGAAAAACCGGATTGAAACACACGTGGAGATCAAGGGGGCCACACCATTACAAGATGTGTTTAGACTTATGCCCACCCCTTCCCCTAAAATATTCAGCGAAATAAACCTAAAAAACCTAAAGCGTGACTTTAAAGCTGGGGCATATGTCACGTTATACAGTATTCCAACAGATACAACCTTACGACAGATTGGGGCACTTATGAAGGACATTGGTGCGGATGAGTGGGTAGCCGGAAGCCTCGGCCTTTTAGAGTCACACCTTACATTTGGTGATCGCTCCTTTATCATAATTAGAGACCATAGCGATTTATTGACGCGGCTACTCAACTTCAGAAACACAAGTATATGTACTATTAAGACTAAACCAAACATCCTTGTGCTCTCAGATAGTGAGAGATTCCAGAAAATATCAATGAAAGGGTATTAAAATGAATGACGAAGTCAGGGGGTTTACAGCCTACATAAACCAAGAACGCAGGGAATGCACAAAGTGCCCGACACCATACCGTGTGGCCTGTAGTGGTAAAATCTGTCAGAAAGATATAGACGACAGGAACTTAGAGAAGCATAAGGCACTTACACCCGAAGAAAGCACCCTTACCGATTGCCAAAAGTACCTTATGACGAAAGAGCCGCCAAAAAACACGCTAAAATTTATAAAAGACTCCTTATCGGGTGAACTAAATTACCCTGTCCGCGTGTCCACACAATGTAAACTTAGGGAGTTCCAGCTGTTGCTTCAATCTACGGATAACCAGCGTTCCCGAATTGGGGGGACTGAGATTCTTAAGATGTGTTCATATACCGCTAAGTTCTTCAGGTTCCTGATCGTCTTCGATAGAGGTGAGTCTGACCTCCGTCGTCTGGTTGAGAATCACTACATCAGTCGAGCACTTGAGGACGGAAGGTATCCAAACGTAATTATTATCTCCGATACCTTCCAGTGTGCGGATATGGCTACTTTATGTTAGATATAGCACACATAGATTTCGAGACTTTCAGCGAGTCGGATATAACCGAAGACGGGGCGGCGGTATACTCAGAACATCCGAGCACGGAAGTGTTATGTATGGCATACTATATACCGTACCTAGAAGGCGTTAGACTCTGGGAACCTTCCAAGCCAGCACCACAAGAACTGTTTGACTTCATTCAGTCGGGCGGTCTGATAGCCGCGCATAACTCAGGGTTTGAGTTCATGATATGGCATAATGTTTGCACTCCCCGCATGGGTTGGCCCGTTCTCCCGTTCTATCAAATGCGTTGCTCAATGTCACGTGGTAGGGCGTGGGGACTTCCGGGCAAACTGAAGGAGGTGGCCAAGATACTGGGAACCTCAGAGCAGAAAGACACCGAAGGCCAGAGGCTGATTAAGAAATTCAGTAAGCCACGCAAGCCAACTGCCAAAGACCCACGTACCCGAATACATATGTTACCGGAAGATCCTGACACCCAACTAATGTATGAATACTGTAAGCAGGATGTATTAACGGAGATGTCAATTTCTGAGAAACTACCAGAACTTAGCCCCATAGAACTAGAACTGTGGCTATTAGACCAGTATATAAATTTATGTGGCGTCCATATTGATACAAAAGCCCTTGGAGACTTACAGAGCCTTGTTAATTCTGCATTCTCGAGGTACACCCAAGAGTTGTGCCAGATCACGGGTAACGCGGTGCAAACGGGCTCGGAAGTTGAGAAGATGGGGGATTGGTTGCGAGCTCAAGGTGTGGATTCTGATAGCATGGATGCCAAAAGCGTTGAAGCCTTACTAAAACATGAGAACTTGCCACCTGATCGCCGCAGAGTCTTAGAGTTACGGCAGATTTTGAGCCAGTCGAGTGTTAGGAAGCTTGACACTATAGAACGCATGTTAAGCCACGATAAACGGTTACGTAACTTATTTATGTTCTGTGGAGCAGCGAGAACCGGACGGTTTGCAGGGCGTGGCCCACAACCTCAGAACTTACCGAGTTCTGGCCCTTATTTGCAACTTTGCCCGAAGTGTGGGAAGTATAGCGGAGTCTATGGGTTCTGCCCTCACTGCATGAGTGAAGAAGTCACATCCTCGGAATGGACGAGTGATGCCGTAGAAGATATATTAACCGTTGCCGCTTCCCGCAACATTGATATTTTTGAATCTGTATTCCCTGACTTACTGGGAACTGTATCAGGCTCAATGCGGGGGCTGTTTTGTGCCGCTCCGGGGAAAGATTTGTTGTGCTCGGATTACTCAGCGATTGAAGCGGTAGTTCTGGCTTTCCTGTCCGGTGAGTCTTGGAGGGAAGAAGTATTTAGAACCCACGGAAAAATATATGAGATGTCTGCTTCCAAAATATCAGGCGTTCCGTTTGAGGAACTTATGGACTATAAAAAGCGAACAGGAGAGCACCACCCACTAAGAAAGAAAGTCGGAAAAGTTGCGGAGCTCGCCTCTGGCTACGGTGGAGGTATTGCTGCTTGGAAGGTCTTTGGAGCTGATAAATTCATGAATGATGAAGAAATAAAACAGAAAGTAGTTGATTGGCGGGCAGCTTCTCCGAACGTTGCAGGAATGTGGAAAGCCCTTGAACGTGCGGCCGTAAGATGCCTGAAGACCTGCCAGCCACAGAGCTACCGAGACACGACATTTACCTTTGACGCTATTACGGGGGTTATGTACGCCCGCTTGTTATCCGGCCGAAAACTGGCTTACCACGGGGCTCGTTTGGTTCCGGTAGTTAAGCCTTGGGGAACAGCGGAGTGTATAACTTACATGTCCATGCAGATCAAGGGCGGCTGGCAACGTATAGACACTTGGGGTGGGAAACTGACAGAGAATATCGTACAGGCCACGGCTAGAGACCTCCTAACACACGCAATGGTTAACGTCGAAAAGGCGGGTTACCACGTGATCTTACATGTACATGACGAGATTGTTACCGAAGTTCCCGAAGGAACCGGAAGCATTGAAGATCTCGAAAGAATAATGGGCACTATGCCAGAATGGGCCAAAGATTGGCCGATAAAAGCTAGGGGCGGATGGAGAGGAAAAAGGTATAGAAAATGAGTAGAACACAATCAACTAAATGTCCCCAATGTAAAGAAACAGTGGTTCTCACGCCCAAGTTACGGGCGGAAAGTAATAAAAAGAAGTATAACATCGCGTTATTTAATTCCACAGCTTCGGAAGCTACCAAGATAGCATTCAACAAGAAAGCCACATATATTGTTTGCCCACACTGTCATAGAGAATTTGGAGCACTGTAAGACTCTGGGGGGTGAGAGCCCCCCTAATCTTTTTTAAAATAAAACTTGACATTGCTATGTTTTTGTAGTATCTTTGGTAAGTAACAGTAAATAATTAACAAACAGGAGAATACAATGATACTAACTACGATGCCGAAACTACCATCTGTGGACGAGAAAGCTAATCGGATAGGTAAGGACTTGGACACACGTCCTTGCAGGATCTGGATAGGGAGAGCCCTAGAAGCAAACACCGCCGTAAACATAATGTTAGATAGAAACATACAAGGTGGTGAAAGCTTCTTACTAGGGGGTTGTGCCACAAACCTATTTATTAAACACCCTGAGGACGCACGTGCTTTCATCCTTGCCCTGAGCATGCGGGGCTTAACCAGTTTACTATGCGGTGAGTTGGCACCACTGGAAGACTTTAATACTCCGTCACCCCCAGCGGCACTCTCCACCACACTTGCCGACATCCAGAGGCACGTAACCGAAATGTCTATATCCGAGTGGATTAAGGCGGTCAAGGAGCACGGGGAGTCCGTTAAATTAGAAGTGTGCTCGTGGATGACTCCGGGGGCCATGGTGCTAACTGCCCGTAGTATAGAGTTAGGTGATACCAGACAAGTAGAGGGTATTAAACAGGCATTAGATAGATTAAAGGTACCTTATGAAGACTTAACGGAAAGGAGATAACCATGCGTAAAGTAGTTACATATGAAGTACATCCTGAGGGAAACAGTGAACGGGAGCTAGAGACCGCAAGGCTCATATTAGCGGCCAAGAGTTGTCGGGGCTACATGTGCTACGAAGATAGTTGTCCACTAAGGGGTAGATGCCGCATGTCTGGGATATTCCCCCCAACCACGCAGGACATTAGTATAATGCTGATATTAATGCGCGACTTTGTAGCTCGCCACACGGTAACCCAGTTTGACGGGGTGGGACATGCCTGACGTAAATAAACGCGATGTTATCGCCGAGGGCGTGAAGCACGGAGGGGACAAGGCCACGCTTGAGAAAATGAAGTCCGCCGAGGTCTGCAAGGTGGTCAATACCCTCGTTGGACACGGTAGGTACTATTTCTGCGCCAGATCGAAGGCTATAAGGTTTGTTAAGATGTACCGTGGTGTTATGGGCAGGGGGAACCGATGAGTAAATTTCAATACACATGTCCAAGATGTTGTGCATTGGTACGATTATGAAGCATGCGAGCCTGTTCTCAGGAATCGGCGGCTTTGATCTGGCCGCTGAGTGGCTCGGTTGGGAAAATATATTTCAAGTAGAAAAAGACGCCTTCTGTCAGGGGGTGCTTAAAAAGAATTTTAAAAACACAAGGATCTATGATGACATTACCACTTTCGACGGAACCCCCTATAGAGGAACGATCGATGTTCTCTCAGGCGGATTTCCCTGCCAACCTTTCAGCATCGCAGGGCATATGCGTGGCCATGAAGACGAGCGTGCCCTCTGGCCTGAAATGCTTAGAGTCATTCAAGAGATCCGGCCTCGCTGGGTCGTTGGTGAGAATGTTGCTAACTTCGCCAAAATGGGGCTCGACAGTGCGTTTGCTGACTTGGAAAACCTCGGCTACTCCGTCGGGGCGGCAATACTTCCAGCTTGCGCCGTCAACGCTCCACACCAAAGAAACCGGATTTGGATTATTGCCCACGCCAGCGGCACGGGACTACAAGGGGTCTCGGAGTCTGGAAGCCCTAGAACGATCGGGACGGGGACAGCGCAACAATCTACCCGACTTCTTCGCACAGACTGGAAAAAGTTCCCGACTCAATCACCGATTTGTACTGGAGATGATGGGCTTTCCCCCAAACTGGTGCGATTAGCAACTAAAGCGGCCGGAAATGCGGCAGTACCGCAATTAATTTACGAAATTTTTAAAATGTTACAGGAGATTGAAAAATGACTATAAGTGAAGAAACACGTGATTTATGGAAGAAAGTTAAAGACAACTCGAGTGTGCTAAAATCCTGCGCAGTTCACAATTTTGGGAGAGTAGAGATCAAGAGCATCCTCGTTGACCCTAAATTAAAATGCACCCTTTGCGGCGGAGAAATGAGGGTTATGGTCATATCCCATTACGTAGATGGGTACCGTGCGGCTGGAGGTAAAATAAAGGACATCATAGATAGTCCCTTCTTTGGGGAGGACAGGTAATGACTATGCCAACAGTAAGAAACGATCTATTGACAAAGATAACTGCCAATGTGCCTATGTCCGAAAAGTGGCTTGAAGAAAACGGGTTTGACGGATTATACAACGTGTCGGCAGGTTGCGCTTGTGAGAGGGCTGATTTTCTAATCTGTAGTGAGGATTGTTCTTTTAAGGATTGCAAACCCGGAGTCTACAAAAACTGCCGAACCTGCCGCCTACGCCAATTCGAGGACTGTTCAGATCCTTTCTGTATCGAGATGGGCACACGGGGGGTAACCAGTGAATAGATACGCCAAACATTTCAGCAAGAAAGATGCCCCTATCGTTACGAAACTCATAGCCGTGGAGGCTCTACTTGCCGATATTCATGACGATATGCTAAAAATGCCAGCCTCCAAGGTCGAGAAGCTCTCGGCACTTAGGGCTTACCTGCATCTTGTCACGTGTGATCTTGACGAACTAACCGAGGGTATAAAGTCACAGTTTATGAAGCACTACAGCCATACCGACTGGGATAACATGATAACTAAAGTATTGGAGAAACTAAAATGAGAAAAGACTTGACAAAGCATTGCAATGTTAGTATATTGTAGATGTACCAAATTAAACGAAAGGAATCAAAATGAGTGTATGCCGTTGCTGTTGTTGCGGAAAGCAAGCCGTGGCCGAGGAGGTCTCCCCTACTGATCGTTATCGAACAACGTTGAAGGGGGCGAAACCGGGCTTTGCAGGTAATGAATGTTATTGTGGGCATTGTGCCAAAGATTTAGATAAAAATGGGTTATTCCCAGAAGAAAGGAATTAAAATGGGTTCGGAGGGTATGAAACGATTACAGCTCCTCGCCACTATAATAGTAGGGGTGCTTATCCTGCTGGTAACGCACTACTCTCAAACACTAGCTTACAAGGAGGGTATTGAGACTGGCCGACAGATTGAAATTAACAAACGTAAGGCATTTATAGACAGCCTTGCGAACCATAATACTTACCGCAATGGCATACCTAAAGAGCTTTGCGGAGATGAAGACGAGGAATAAAATAATGACTATGCCTGTAGAAGGGGGCTTTGCCCTCAAAAGAGCGGAGTTGATCACCCGCTTAAAAGAACAGATCAAGGGTAACGGGTACGGAGCGGCTAAAGCTTTTTACCTGAGAAACTTCAAGAGTGAAATTGACTTTCAGACCTTCCGAAACATATTGTATGGAAATTCCCGAAATCTACCAAGTGCCAGTGTGTGTGACATTATCGAAAAGGGGTTACTATGAATATAATGGTAAAAACCGGAGAGCTTAGAGAGGCTTTCCGGTTCTCGGTGGGCGGTGAGTTTCGTATCGTGACTGACGCCGCAGGTAAGACCTCCGTAAGATCAACAGACGGGGCATTGAGCGCAAAATACGAGCTACCCTCTGCCGAAGTACTGGGAACAACCGACACCGTGGCCATATCTAATAGCGATAAAACGATAATCCTAGAATCGGAAGACTCGGAGGGTCTGAGTATTATAAGCACTGACAGTGCGGGAATAGTAGAAATTACATTTCCTTCTGGAAACACCGAAAGATTAGTCAGAAAGCCCTTAACCACTCCATTAAGTTGGGAGCCAGTACAAACCCCCTATCAAACGATGACTATAGCCCCTTGGGAGTACGGTACCGTTAGGCCGTTCGTGACTGAGGAAGAGAGTAAATTTGGCCATCGCTTGCCTCTGAGGCACATACACTTAAGCGGTATTTCGCTACGGGCGTCTAACAGTTATTCAGCAATCGATTTGTTTCTTTCGGAACCACCGTTATTTGAGGCTTTTATACCGGTACTCCCTAAAGGTCTGGAGATCGCAAAGGATGTAATCGTTAGGGCAAATGGTAAGGTCACGGTTGTGGTTGCGGGCAACCTATCGTTACGTTTAGATTCCGAAGGATTAGAGTGGCCGAAGTGGCCAATGGACAATCTGCTACCAAACTGTACCGTGTCGCAAGACTTCCCTAAGATTCCACTGGCTGAGAGAGCTAAGGTTAAGCAAGCCCTTGCGGGTTCACACGCTCTATGCGAAACCAGACAACAGGTAGGGAAGTTCCCGGCTCCATATATCTGGAATCTCACAGATCGCACCATTGCTGCAATGCCTGAATGATTAAAAACCGATAGGGGTTACGGTAACTCGTACATTACGGGTTCCCGCTCCACCCCCTGTGGTTATACGCAATTGATTTCCTACCAAATAACGGTCATTGCTTAACGATACAGTACAGTTAGCCATGTCCAACGGCTTCCAAGCAAACACCCCAACCGTCCAAGTAACGATTCCCACACAAATAAGCATGTAATCTGTATTCTCGCAGGTAATGGAGATCATAAACTGGTTCCCCCTTGCTCCGGGGTGCGGCATAGTAGGTGCCCATACTGTAACGGGAACCCCTTCTGTAGTGGTAACAACAGGGTAACGTAAAGCTACAATCTGCTCTATGGCTTCCACCCCTTGCGAAACATGCGCGTTCTCAGGGTTTCCACTAACTGACAGGTTCGCCCTGTGCAGCAAGGCGTGTAAGAACCCTATTAGATCCTTCCCTAGAGCTTCTTCCCAAGGTGTACCGTCACCCGCTCCGGGCAACAGTTCATTTCTCGGCTCACCCCATGGCCATGCGCCACTAGGGGGGTCAATTCTTCCGGGGTACTGTGTTGATAAATTTATCATGGTAATGTCTCCTTTTAGTTCGGCACTCCGCCGTAATTAACTAATACACCAATCCACAAGTGTGATGGTATCAGCTTCTTTAATAATCTTTCAAACCCTTCTTGCTGGCTAGGATCAAGGATTGCATGTTGTGGGAAAATCTCATCACCAACATACACAAAATACGGCCACAGAGCAGGGTCGTTGGGTACTTCCAACCGAACGGGCGTGAAAGCATAATCGTTGTAACGTCCCAGACTCATTTTCTCGTTACCCAGACAAGAAAGCACATCCGTGGACATACTCGTTACGTACTTAATATCTGCGAACCGTGAGTTATTAACAAGTGGGTAACCTAGCGCAGGGTTGTCGGGAACGGGCGGTTGAGTAGTCGGCCACAGGTATAGCCTTGGGTCTCTGGGTACGATATTCGGTAAGAAGTCAGGATCTGGGAACTCGTGAAGGTACACCATGTAACCTGCGGCTTGCAAGCGTTCTTGAATGTATGGTAAGGTAGGGTTGCCCCCTTCCTTCCAAGCGGCTTCAACCTTAACAATGCTTTCACCTAGCGGAAGGCCAAACTGACGCGCCCATTTGTCTAAGCGGTTGGTTGTCTTAGGCGATAGTTGCGCGTACTGGTGATCTATGTACTCACGGGTTGTGGTGATCAGAGAGGCACTGAGCCCCTCAAAGAATTTCCGCAAGTTCTTAGTTGCCGTAAGACTCCAAGCCTTGGAGCGCGGCAATAAGTGCTGAAACATACTAAGCATAACTGACCGCCAAGCATCTTACAAGCTCACCTTCTGCAAGGGCATAGACCGCCGTACTTGAGCCATTTCTACGCATAACCACACGGCCAAAACTTGCACCATACAGATCGCAAATATCCTGCACAATACCACTTAAAGAATTAACATATACACGATCTCGACGAATCCCTGAACTAACCCCCTCAAGGAATGGCTCCCTATCAAGGAAGTAGTTTTCTATGGCATCTGTGATCTCTGGGCGTAAACCGTCTTCTGTAAGTGATACGGAGACTGTGAAGTCTTGAATAGTTATAGGCTTGATAATCGGCTGGGCGTTGATCGGTTTGCGTAAAGTACTACCCACAGCCATGGACACACCAGCCAGAGCATTTATAGACGGGTAGCGATCCTCTCCGGTGCCTTCGACATAAACGTCAACCGTTCCCGGTACTGCTCCGGTATATGGGTAAATATTACGAACTCCGGCAACAGTCATGCCCCAAAGGTAATAGTCAGCCGCTGCCCCACCCTGTGGCCTTCTCTGGAAGTAATCAGTGATTCGCTTCCTATAAGCCCCTTCGGTCTCTGCGTCTGTACCAGCTCCAAGGCTTACGGTTACATCCGTCTCAGAGTATACTTGTACCGGAGGGGTCAGAAAGGATAGTTTTGCTCCAACGGCTACAGCTCCGATAGTTCCCAGCGTGGTGCAGTCAACGTTTAAGGTATATGCCCCCGGAACGCCTAGAAATAGGGTAGTTTTAGTAATGTAGATCAATTGAGTTAGCGGGTTGACAAGTTGAGTTCCGGCAGGTATTGGGTCACCACCAGCGGCTATGACTAGTACTCTAACTGTAGCACTTGCGGCCGTTGCGGCGTAAGGGTCACCTGCCCCGATCATTCTTCCCCACTCTTTAAGCGGACTTATCCGGTTTCCAAGTATTTCAGTCTCCGCCATGCTGGCCGTAGCGACAAAGAGCTGCAAGCAAATGTAATCTGCGTACTTATTCAGGATAACGAAAACACCCGCAAGGACTCTGGCCAGAACACGGATAAAAGATTTTGGAAAAATAGGTATTTGCTGACCAAGTGAAATCTGTAACTGTGCTATGATGTTAGCGTCTATTTCGGAAACTTTCATATCTATGTACCTCCCAGTATTGTTATTTCTGTTCCTACGGTAATTTGAACTTTATTGACGGCGGGCATGCTTACACCCACGTCGGGTGCCTTGTCCATCCAAGCAATATCACGCTTGACGGCGTCCCTGATACGCAACAAGTTAGCCGGAATCAAAGGTATTGAACCTGTTAGTGCTTGCGTTTCGCTGGGGGTCTTCTGGTTTTCAACCTTGCCGAAGGTATCACCCCACCAAGTTCCGCCCATGTTCCCACCGTAAAGGCTTAAATATATTGCGGTATCGTAACCAGCGGTCATTTGTATCTCACCCGTGATAACTTCTATATCCCCGTCGTCGAGTGTCTGAAATAGTTTTACGTCCATTGTTGCCCCTTACGGATAGTTAAGACTATGAATACTGCCAGTTGTGACAATATTACCCAATAAGTCTATATTAACGAGGTTGTTAAGCGTGATTATACCCACTGGCGAAAGAGCTATCTTACCCAGAGTATTGGAGACCGTAACGCCTCCGGTTGACTGTAGGTCTATAGCCCCCAGATTATTAGAGGCTTTGAGCCCTCCGGTTGCTGATAGTTCCACCTTGCCAGCCAGATTAGAGATAACTACGGTACCGTCTTTCTTAAGCCATATTTCAGCCATTGGCACGCTTAATGCACCACGGGAATAAAATCGCTTCTCTCCCGCTGCGGCTTTAGGTACGTTAACAACGTCTATACTGCCGACTATAATTGAACGTCCATTCTCCCCGATCTCCATTATGGCCACGGTATCACCCGCCATCGGTGCGCTGTCGTCTCCCGCGGGGCCGAACTGCTCGGCGGTAACCTTAGCCGTGTACCCCTTATCACAAACACCCTTACGCAATACACCTTTAATCATCTGAGACAATATTTTTGCTACTCCTCCCATGGCATTTTCTCCGACATGTAACCACCAAAAGCTCCATGAACCGCGAGGGTTAGGGTTGCTCTCTGCTGATTACCTTCTTTGGTAAGTCTAACATTCTTGATATGGAAATTTGACTGTCGGTAAATCATCGCCCCCGGAGCAAGCAAGGATAGGGTAGTGTAAGGACACCAGATTTTACCCGTACCGTCAAGCCACGTGTCCACCTCGAGCGTGTAGCTTATAGCCCCTGCAATCATTCGGGACTTCTTGCTACGTACCGCTTCGGACAAACCCCCCATCGGTGAGGCTTGGACTCTGAAAGCAAACGGCCTGTAAACGCCTTTAAGGTATTCGTTCTTCATAGTCAATTTAGCTCCGATATTCAAACCCTTACCACCGAAAGTAGCCGCATCACCACCGAAAGGGTCCGGCCCAGCCCCAGCGTCTGGATTCTCCAGATTTGCGAAGGGGTCAAAGTTACCGTCGCTTGGTATAGATTTTGCCATGATTCCGGTAATATGTGAATAGTACTCTTGCGCATTAAATACGGGCTCAACGGAGACAAGAGGAGACTCACCCTCAGTCAAGACCGTACTTGGCGCGACATCTTGCGGTTTGTAGAATATTAGCGTCCCTTGGGCATCGTCCGTAATCATAAGTTTTCGCTGCTTTCCCAGATCAACAAGGAAGCTAAGAACCTTGTCTTCAGGCTCTATAGCCAGAAGGGGGAATACATCTCCCGAGGGGTCACGAAACTTAAATTCCACGTTGAAGGGTTCTAAGAGACTTGCGGTAATACTTTCGATACCAACGCCGTTAAACTCTTGGCCTTCACCATGGCAACAGTCGTTAAGAACTCCGGGCAGACTGTAGGCGTTTATCTCTACCGTCCGGCTGTTCTCGGTTTTCTTCGGAATAATATTCATTATAATTCCCGTAAAGATCACATTCCCACCTGCCATGACTATGATAGACTTATAGCTGAAAGGTACAAAGACCTTGCGAAAGTCAGAGTTTAGGGGGTCGAAAGACGCCATCATTGCCACGGTGCCGATACTATCCATAGAACGGTTAATCGTGATCTTATTCCAGAATGAGAAACGCTCACCATCAATAATTACAGCTACTTCTTCATTTTGAGTCAGGGCGTTACCTGCGAAAACCTCTGGCGTTAAGGGGGTTATAATACTCTCTCCACCCCTAAGCGGAAAGAGTACACCCGGATTAGCCCTGCGTATTAATGCTGCTTTGAACTCGGAACCGTATGTTATTCGTGCGATAGATTCCGTGGTATCGCCTTTTTTGCCTATATAATTCATGCTGATAATATACCCTCAATACTTAGAAAAAGCAACAATTATTTAAACGAAAGGGAGCCGAAGCCCCCCACCGTTACTAAACGTAGTATTTGATTGTCCGCCCTGTAGGTATCTCCAGAATCTCCGAGCCTGTAAGGGAATTAGAGGTTATGAAGAAATCAAGGTACTCGTCAACACCCCCGTATAACTCAGCGCACAGGTCAATTATAGACCTTGGCGAAACCGTGACTATCGCCCTTTCACGCTTGAGGCTAAAGCTGATCTCAGCGATATAACCAACGCACAGAGCTATCATATCAATCAGTGTGGCGTAACCCTCACCGGAATCTACTAGATACAGTTCGGCAAGTTTATTATCACGCCATGTGGTGTAGTCCGCCAGCATAGTTTGTAGTTGCTCTGCTGCCTCTAAGGCTTCGGTTCTGTTTCCGAAAGTTGTCTTAAGTACTCCGCTGACACTCCCTACCATAACCGCTGAAGCGAACAGCGTTGAGGTCGTGAAGTCCGCCGCTTGTGTAGTGGCTGTAAGTGTGGCCGAACTGTAACCAGTCGATACCGCACGAGGTGCCATAATCTCAGTCATAAGGTTAGCATAGGCTTCAAGGCTTGCGGTTATTCCAGCCACGGTATTGAAGGGGGATTTGACGAGCTGGATAGCCTGAAATGCCAGAGTCAGAGGGGTCAGTATAAGTAAGTCCATTGCTCCGGTAATACTGGTTTCAATCTCGTTGTATTTGCTCTGTGCGTCTTCAAGGGCTATGGTCACGCTTGTCATTGCTTCCTTAACTCTAGCCATCGTATCACTAAACTGGTTCTTAACGGAAGCTTGACCTGCTGTATCGTCAAGTGGTGCGTCTGCTGCGAACTGCTCAGCGGTAGCGGCTTCACAGGTATTCGCTGCGGATTTTACCATACTGGCGGGGTCGGCGACATTAGCCGGATATGCGGCAAGGATTGTCTCGAAGAATGTGACTTCTACGGTGCACATGTTAGCACCTGTGGCCAGCGCATCCTTGCGAGTTATGGCACCGAAAGGCACCACATTCTTAACGCCGTATATCGGATGTTCTAAGACACCGACACCGTTTTCAAGTAGTGCAGTTTCAAAGGCGTCCGCCCTTACATCATAGTCACTGCCAGCGAATATCATACTTAACGGGTACCGGAATCCCGTATGTCCTAAGTCCTGTACGTAACTCCCGTTTGTCTCTGGAAACTCATAGACTGAGGTCTTCTTATCAACAGACTTTTCGACATCGGTGTAATCAAAGACAGTACGAACCCCCGAAGGGGAGGTATACGCTGCCTCCTTGATATTATCTTCCCAGCTCATTAGAACCCCCCAGAAGTTAGTAGTTTAAGTCCGGTAGGGCTCCAATTGTCTTGTAACGGCCCAACCTTAATGTTAGGATCTTCGGTATAGAATTTGAAGTTCGCCACTCCCATGCTCTGGCGTTGAGGTACCGCTTGCGGTTGGATAGACTTTTTATCCCCGTAAAGCTCATCGTATAAGTCTTTGTCTCTATCCCCTTTTAATAATTTCTGTCTATAAGTCGGGTCATCAACTGGAATACCCTTCGGCATGCCCACGGTCGTAAGGTCATACAGAGCATTACCCGCCGCATTACCGATGCTGTCGAAAAACTCTCGAATAGGGTCTATGGCCTGAATAAGCAGGTAGATAGCCGTGGTTAAAGCCACGAATGCCGCTACTGGGTTAGCTAAGGCCGCACCACCTGCGAGGGTTCTAGCTCCGGCGCCTACTGCTCCGGCTCCTACTGCTCCGGCTCCTACTGCTGCAAATATTCCCTCTGCGGCTGCCACTCCAAAAACGATGTTATACGCTGCCAGTGCTGCGGTTATGCCTTTCCAAGCCTTTTCTACACCATATAAAACGGCTGCAAACTTAGCAAACGTGGCTATACCCTTAGCGATCGGTTCAATGTTCTCAACCAAGAATGCCATGCCCTTTGCGACATTAAGTATGAAGTCTCCGAGTTTTGTAGCGATAACCTCTTTGTTTGCTTTAATCCATGCACCCGTTTTCCTTAAAATGTCTTGCAGTGGGTTTCGGATTTTATCGTAGATTGCGTTACTTGCGAAATCTAGTGCCCTTGTGACGGAGTCCCATGTGTTCTTGAAGTCACTGGCCATTACGCTTGCTATTCGCCCTGTTGCGTTATTTTGCGCGTAGAGAGCATCCCTATCCTTACGGATTTTGCTAAGACCTTTGTCAGCGTGTGCAAGTAAGGTCATTACCTTCTCAGCGGCCTTACCTTCGTCACCGAATATGGATTTAGTAATAAACTTGCGTTGTACTTGGGTATATTTAGACATCTTTTTTGATAGGTCTTCCAGAATGTCGAGTTGATCTCGGAAGTCCCCCTTCTTGTGGATAACTTTTCCGCTTGCATCAAGCACATCCTTTTTATAGCCCGCATAAACTCCGATGAAGTTTAAAAGTTTCTGCTTACTCTCGTCTGTAGGTATTAAGCGATTGTATAACAGTTTCAATCCCGTTCCGGCTTCTTCACCTTTGATATTGGCGAGGTTGATAGCCAGAGCCGTAAATGTCTCAATATCCGAACCAGAAGCTACAGCGGCGTCACCACCGTTTTTAATCGCCTCCATTAACTGCGTTATGTCAGTCGTGGCCATTCTTGCACCTTCAGTAAGTACACCAGATATTCGAGCCATGCTCTCCGTGTTTTTAACGTAGTCCTCAGTTCTCAGGCCGAAAGCATCCAGAATATCAACGAGCCCGAGAGATGTTTTACCTAAATCCATTTGACCTGCTGTAGCCAATTCCGCCGCACCTTTTATGGACATCATACTTTGTGTAGCGTCAAAGCCTGCCGAGGCGAACTCGTCAAAAGCCTTTGCTCCGTCTATAGCCTTATAGGAAGCTCCGTCCAGATTCTCTACAACGTCCTTAATGCTTGTAGCGATCTTGTCAAACTCGGCCGTTCCTGCTCTCAGTGGCTCTGGGAGCTTAGAGGTTCCAGACAGTACAGCTCTCTCAAAGTCCATACCGGAACCCACTATCTTAGCCATCGGTAGCCCTATTGCGGCAACGGCTACACCAGCACCCGTGATCATACCTTGAAAGCCACGGTTGATGCGCTCCAGTTTCGTGGAGGCCTTGGCAAAACTGCGCTCCATGCGGTTAGTGAAGCCCGAAACATCGTTGGACATTGAGCTTACTACGCTGGATAGCTGATTCACACCTTTAAATACTGTTTCTACTATGTATTTCATGCGCTCCCCCTTGTACTTGGTTTTGTTCGTTCCATAAGTTCCCCTGTAATTCCCCTATAAAAAAACCGGATGTCTGAGGCTGTAAGCGTTCTAACATCCGGTATAGAATTATACACGCTACAAATTTGAATTATCATTTCTCGTAGGGTGTTTACCGCCGTGTGTCTTCCACCAGTGTAGAAGTATTCTCGGCCTTTGCGGATTACAGGGGTCTTGACTCCCCCTGCATAATGCCCAGAATTGCGGTTAAGTTATAAGTGTCTCGTTTATTGAGCTTCAGGAACACGTAGGGTTCGCACCCTGTAAGCTGGGAAAGCATCACTCTGTTTTTCTTAAAAGCACCCTCTTTGGAATACTTGTCGGCTTCTTCTGCTGCACCGTAAGACCACTCTTGAAATACAATAGGTTGGGTGATTCCGGTACTTGACGGACGGACGGCAGGACAACCCTTTTCGTTTATCTCAACATCCCCGAAGCGTATAGCCTCTAGCACGGTGCCCTTTAGTTCATTGAAGACTTTGAGGCCTGCGGCATCAAAATTTTCTGGCTTAACTTCTAAGTCCATACGGTCGCAAAATCTGGTGAATTCCTGTTCTGCCACTTCTGGGCAGATAATTTCTTTTCTTGTCATATTGATAGCTCCTTTTGTCCTGTTAAAAAAATTGCGTTCTTACCTCCTTTTCTGGGAGCCTAGGGCACAGGACAGCCGAAAGAACGCATAAATACTACTGTTTAGTTAATTTGCCCGGACCGGATAAGGATACTGGCATACTGGCGTTTTGGTTGGATGACGCCGTTTCGTCTATAATCTGACCTCTACCCTGATAGACGCTACCGTCTACGTAAGTGATAGTGATCGGATACCAGTCCGTTTTAGCTTTTAAGTTGGTGATATACTCTTGGTCACCTCTGGAGTCGTCAATACGAATTACCAGACCCGTTAGACTCCAAGGGATTCTGGTCTTCTGCATTGCTGCGCTTCCGCCGCCGTTAGGCAACAGGGCGTTTTTCCAGCCGCCAAGTTCTCTTTGCACGTCGGTATCCGCGGGAACGGCAAACGATCTACCCGCAAGTGATATGCTTTCTATTGACCCTGCGATATGTGCCATTATGCGCCCCCTGTTCCGAAGTTAAATCCGAAGTTAATAGTCACGCTCTCTTGGTTACAGTTACCTGATAACTTCAAGGTTGTGGCTAAGTCAAGTCTGTTTGGGTTAGTCCCGTTGATTCCGGCTACCGTGGAAGCATTGGCTTCTTCCGGTGAGCTGATTATTGCATCTTCAGCTAGTCCGTCGTTGATCGCACACGCTGCCGCAACTGCCATCTTTGGAGACTTAGCCGTCGGGTTAGTCGTGAACTGATCGTTAGGAATCAGCGGAGCACCTGCCCACTCTGGTGAGTCAAACTCAAGAGCGTAACGGTACTGAGCCTGTTGAAGCTTAACAATCTGAACTACGTAACGGTAAGCAGGTAACGCATCGCCAGACGGGTGATAAGTTGTGATTATGTCGCCTAATACTACTTGACTGTCTCTTACCTCAGTGGTACAGATTCCGCCTTGAACAGCTACTTCACGATCGGCGTACGCCCATTGTAGGGAGTCTTGACCGGGTAGGATGTCCGAGAGCACAAGCCCATAGTAAGATTGAGCTGGGTTACTGTTTGCCATTCTTGCGATACGCATTGCGGCTGCTGCTGCAAAGAGGCAAGGCAAGTTAGGGGAGCCCGGAACTGGAATAAGTACGTTTGATCTTCCGGCTGCCTGAGCTGAATAAGCTGAAACAGCTCCCGCGGCGGTCAGGTTAGCAATTCCGCTTATGATAATAGCTGGCTTGCGAGTTAACGGGTGCCATCTACCTTCACCCCATGTCTTAAGTAAGTTAAGGTTTGTTGTGTCTGCTGCATCACCACAGTTGATGACTATGGTTTCCCACACACTACCGATTTGAGCTAACGCCTCTGTAATAGCTGGTTCTACTGCACCTGCAAAAGGTTTGGTCACGGTGAAATGTGTACCTGCGGTAGTTGAGCCAACCACGCTAACCGTGATGTTATTTCCGCTCTTACCTGCCCATTTACATGTTATACCAACCTTACCCGTCCCAGAGGCCGCAGATACTGGCATGTCTAAAACGCCCACGATTGCGTTAACCATTTTAGCGACGATTGCGGACGCGGCTTCAGCAGGTTCGATAGCGAAAGTCTTAGACTGCACGCCACCGATTAAGACATAGTATTCCGCGGTTACTAGTTGTGTACCGGATACGGCTATTTCCCCCGCTGCGGCTACTGCGTCGTCGGCGTCTATCAACGGATACACTGTAACCGGAATGGTCCCCACGCCATCACCATTCAAAGGGAATAACTGCTTGGCGGCTAAGTGCAGAGGTGAACCGTAGCCATAGACGGCACCGATAGCCGTAGCCGAGGTGTATTGTTGCTTGTTATTAGGGTAAACCGCTGAGGTCGTCCCTTGCCCCATCAAAGCGATTCTCTGAGGCAGGAAGGGAGCGGAGCCCTTGAGGTTCTTATAGACCATTTCAATGCCTACCGCCCTTGCGATAGAAGAAGGATCTAATGCATTTGATATGCTCATGTTTTTAGTTCTCCACATCGTATATGTAGTCTGCGGCCATAACTATTTGGCCGTTCTCTTGGCGTTTGAAGTTTACGTTCGTCTCTAAGAGGGTTACAGGTGTATATTGCGGTGAGTTCTCAATAAAGCTAACCCTAAGTTGCAACCTCATAACCACGATCCTAATTGACGCTTCCATGTCTGCTGGGGCGAGGCTTTTTATGCTCAAAGGCCATCTCCGGCCAACCGTTCCCCTCAGTCCAAGGTAGCGATATTCTGACGACATTATTATATTACGCACGAGGCGTAAAGCCCTTTGTGCATTCTTTGCAGCCTGTTCATCTGCGCACAGTTGCCCGCTTTGGGTGTCTTCCGACATTCCGGCACCGTAGCAATCTATGTTGAATGTGGCTTCATGTGTTTGTTGTTCTCCGGTATCGCCCTTGGACTGTGGAAACTCTCCGCTCTCGTAGGATACGTTTACAATCGGTGTAATGTCGAATGACTGAGAGCTATACTGCTCGATAGCGTCGGAACGTTCGATGTAGACATTCAATGCCCAGAGGCTCGAATTTTTATTCGCCAGAACGGCCTTAGCCTTCTGTAAAACGGTTTCTGCAACCAGAATTTGAGCTATCTTATCTCGAACGATCTCGAAACTATCTTGTTTATCAATGAGTACGCTAATTGCCAATTGGTACCACCTGCTTGTGAGTTCCTAGAGTTAATACAATGACTCCAAGGGTTTCATCGGTTGCCGAACGGAGCACCTTCCATTTAGTGCTGGTTCCGCGTAAATTTGAGATTGTTACTGTCCACGGTACTGCCGTCAGGTTGGTTACTCCAAACGGAACGCCTGAGGTAGTTAGTGACGCCAGTCGTAAAGTCACATTCACAAGCGAACCCGTGACTATCTGCCCTGTTTGGGGGTCGATAGCTCTACCGATATTATCGGAGATCCCTACAATTGGATAAGCTACACCAGCGGGGCTATTTAATACCATATTCCAGCCCCCACCGTTGACGCTATCTTCTACTGTAAAGCTTAAGTCCGCTTCTGCTTGTGCTCTAAGATTCAATTACAAGTCCTCTTTCGATAAGGTCTGATATAACGGACATTCCGCCAGTAAAGTATTCTTCTTTGACTTCTCTACCAGACTCAAGAATACCCACGCTGGAGGTTATTGCATTACCCTCAGACACACGGTATTTAACTGGAGATAACTTACGAAGTGTTTGCTCAGCATCGGCAAGTAAGTGCAGGGTTTCTGCCTTAAGGGTTTGAAGTTCGCTTACTTGGAAGTCAATAACACTTACATAGTCTTGTAACTTCGCAACTTCCAATTCGGCTACTTGTAGCGCGCTGGGTTCTTCCACGGTCTCAACGGTGTCTGTGTCAGGTTCTCCCGCTGTACTATCGGACGAGGCTTCACCTTCTTCATGGTCAGCGTCGTCGGTAAACGTGGCTGTAGTGTCGTCGGTAACCGTGGCTGTAGTGTCGTTGTGTTCATCGTTCCCCTCGTCTTCCTTGGTGTCTGTGTCTGCTGGTTTGTTCTGTAGCGATTTAAGCATGGTAACTAATTCCGCTACGGTACGTTCTTCAAGATCGGGAGTTTCTGGGGCGAACCCCAGAATATCACTGATCAACTCTGCTTTTGTTGGTCTGGACATACTCTCCCCTTCGTTATGATAATACCGTTAAACAACCGTAAGTATCAATTGCGGTAGGAATGAATAAGAACTTGGTAGCGATACCAACATGTACGTTTTCACCTGTTTGGTCCGTCCAAGCATTAGCTGAAAAACCAAAGTTGCTGCTGGTTCCGCCCATTCCTCCGAAAGCTCCCGGTAAGAAAGATAAGACTCTTTGATCAATAGGAACAAGTCGGGCGTAGGCTCCGTAGGTACAGTCAAAACGACTCGCGTGATTCTTAACGATCACTTTGCCTTTAGGGATGTATTGCGTCTCAAGTCCAGTGGTCACATCAACGTATGTTGCGCCATAGCTCCATAAGTCCAGACGATACGCACCAACTACTAGTTGACCATGATACACGCCACCTTGACCATTAGGGGCTCTTAAACCAAGACTACCGAGCTCCACGTTTCTAAGGTCTAATCTCTTTTGGATAGCGGCGTTACCAAGAATGGTTTCGATAGTTTCAGAATCAGTAATAATCTGATCAGGAACCAGCCCACCGTCGTTAATGATAACTTTTACAAGGGCGTCGATGTCTGCGATAATCGTAGCACCTGAGTTTGACCACAGTGTATTAACGGTTACGAAATGTGTAGATTTAGGTTTGAAGTCTTCCGCGTACACAACGGTTCCGGCAGGGTCTTTCAGAGAAATCTTACCCGTAAGCATTACCTGTGCGGCCTGAATTTCCATAGCCCTACGCATCATGTCCTCCATGTTTTGCATTGCTTTAAAAGCAATCTTTGTGGCGACAATGGCGGTCTGAGGGTCAGAAAAATTTATCTGTCCGGGCTGTCTTTTAGTGATTTCTTCGGCGTTGATAGGTGTAGCTTCCTTGTAAGGAATACCGGTATACGATTTATTTGTGTATTTGGTAGATTGGTTTAAGTGGTAGCCAGTCTCGCCTTTAGGTAGTGGGTATGACACCGCTTTGCTTTGGCGTAGAAAGTCTCTTTCGATTGAGTCACCCTTGTAGAAGTTCTCCGCTGGTGCTACACCCATCGAGTGTAAGAACATTTGCGGAGCTACACGGCTGTCATAGGTTTCAAGCAATCTTTTTAATGATGCATCGCTCATGGTTATTGGTCTCCTTTAATTACATGTTATCCAAAACGGAACGTTCAGTAACCAAGTCTACACCGATATTATAGTCTTGTAGTTGGTCTCTAACCACTGAGGTGATATTTGTTGCGTCGCCGTCCGCGTGGATTACAAGGCGGTGATGGATACAGCGGCCGGAGGACGCTACACGGACAGCGGCAGAACCCGCTCCAGCGAAAACAACTTCATGGCCAAGAATTTTTTTAGGGATCCCGTTTTCATTAGTAGTTCCACCTTTAACAAACGGAACCAGATTACCACTTACGGAATCTCTGGCTAAAATAGTCGCACGCTTGACGGTCATTGCACCAGCTACGGTTAAAGTTCCGTCTTCCCATTGCATATTATCGGAGAAGGGGGCTCCTGTGTCGATAATGGTCGTAATCATTTACGCCTTCACTTTCTCAGCACCGCAAATGGCATCCGCTACAATGTCACCGAGGTCTTTGGCTGGTGTGGTTTCATCTTTTAGTTTCGCTGCGTCATCGGCGGCACTGGCTTCTTTATCTTCTGCGATAGCCTGAGTGGTACCTTTTTTTCCGATTGCTGCAAACATGTGTTCAACCATCAAAGCTTGAGTGAACGGCTGACCGTCAGCAACGGCTTTTTTAGCAACATCATGTTTACCTGAATGCTCGGCGGCAGTGATATGCGCTAGGCATCTGTCTTTTTCTTCCGCTTTCCCGAGGCTCAAAACCTCCGCGTACAAAGCGGGGTGCTCCAATCTTAATTGGTCAATGTTCATCTTGGTTCCTTTCGTATTAGTATTAGCCTTATTTTTTGTGGCGGGTAGCGGACTAGCTGCCCTTATTTCGTCAATCATTCCAGCGGCAAGGGCTTTCTCAGCCAAAAACATACCACCTTGACCATACGTGGCGTTGACATTTGCCACCGTGGTTTTTCTGCCCTTGGCGATCTTCTCTGCGAAAATCTCGTGCATGTCGTCAAGCCCCTCAACTACTACCGCACGGCCTTCAGGAGTCGAAATATCCGGCCGTTTCTTTGGTGCGTTGGTAGAAGTTATTGAAATATCGTTAGGGTAAAAACTTGTATCTATAGCCACGCCTATGCTTCCAAAGCGTGTCATTCGACTCGTAGCGGTTACCTTCCCTACCTGACTGATTAAACCATATGCTGCGCTGGCTGCCATATCCCCGACTATAGCCTGTGTAGGCTTCTTGGCATTCCCGATCGCATCCATAGCGGCTAACCACCCAGCGGAAGCACTTCCACCGCCTGAGTCAACAATAAATTTAGTACCTTTTATCAGAGGGCTTCCCTCTGCGGCATTTACGGCGTTTATGATCTCATAATAAGAGGTCTGCTCGACTCCTTGGCGTTGTAGCCAAGTGTCAATTTCGTCAACTAACACACCTTTAACAGAAATATGCATGTCAGAGCCCACAACCCTAGCCACATCTAGTGCTACAGGTTTATAGCTTTCAAGTGCGCTGGGGTTAGTTCTGTTTGATGCAAGTATTGCCGTAATTCTCGCGTGTGTTTCCCGTTCTAGTAACCAGACCATTTTAGTTTCTCCAAATTCTAAAGTAATATAGTGCTTTATTTACCGTCTGTCAAGTGTTTATTTAGGTGAATAATGCTCCCTGTCCATGTACGTTACACAATTCTTTGTCAGATCGCTAAACGCTGCCGCTACGGTTTCCTTCTTCCACGTATTGATACAAATAACCGTTAATAGCCCTACGATAATGACTCCGAGGATTACCAGCCATGTTATTTGACTGAATTTATATTTTTGAAAATTACCCATTTTTTTCTCTCTCCTTATTTGGTTTTTCTGGGGTATATGCCTTTTTGACGTACCCTTCTATTCCATTACACACCGTCTTGATGAATATTTTTCCAGATAATGCCGCCCCAAAAATAAACACGTATGTCCACTCTTTTGCAACGCTTAGAGCCGCCGTTAAGAGTAAGGCCATGAAGACGGCTACCGCTGAAGTAACCGTCGAGGCCAATAATTCTGTTGCTGTTCTGTGCTTACCCTCACACCAATTGTATAATGCAGATAGAAGGACGGAAGTCACGCATACTACTATCTTTAGCGTTGATATTTGCTCCATCCTCTACCCTTCTACTTATTTTGGTTAAGCTCTTTGCGTGTCGTCTTTCAGTGTTGCATTACCCCCACAACCCCCGGCTGCACGGATCCAACAACCACTACAAGATGTTCCTGTCAAATTTTCTACCGGAACTGGTTCAAGTGCTGAGGTTGTTTTACCTACGCATGCTGCTGGTAAGGTAAGAGTTTGGTGGTCAATAGGTAATCTTTTTTCGTCTTCTGGCATTTTATTCTCCTGTTATTTTAAAAAATTAGCCCTCCAAACCTATGAAGGGCTTTTCTGGTTATACTCTTGGCGTGAACTCGAAGCCGTAGAACTGGTTTGGTATGGTCCCTCCCATATACATAACTTCAGGTAATGAAACAAGTAACTCCTCCAAACCGTCCTTGAACTGGTTGTTTACTGGGTCGGTGAAATCGTTGTTCTGCGGTTCTAACGCCCCTCTGTGGAACCTGACCGAATAGGAATCAAAATCATAGGAGTTCCCTATTGCAGAAATTGACTTGTAACAAATAACGCCGCAACTAACTACATCCCCGCCCGGTATCTTACGCCAATTTTGAATTAAGCAGAAAGCCTCGAAGTTCTTTTCTGCTACCTCATTTAACCCTACTGGCTGAGGCCCCCCCTGTATCATTCCTCTGATCATACTTTCCTCCTTAACGTAATCTTATTATTGTAAGCGTACTATCTGATGCACGCATTGAAGTCACCCCGCCATTACCTATAATGAATAAATCAACACGCATAAAGGTAGAGGTGTTATTAACTATAATCAAGTCTAGCTGTGTCTGGTTTCCGGCACTTGTGAAAGTGGGCGATACCAAACTGGCAAAGGTTCCTATAGACGCTAAAGTGTCCGAGTTTTCCCACTGCCAACTTAAATAAACGCCGCTGTTAATGTAGTCATTTAAACCTGTAAACCTCCACCTGCCCGGAGGTATGGAGATAATACCCGCCGCTTGGTTTGTTCCGGGGGTCACCGTTATCAAGCTGTTAGCGTCACCCGTCAAGGTGTTCCATTCAATATGATGTACATTTCCCGTAAGATTAGTCTGACTGTGTGACTTGCTTAGAGCGGCATAAGTGATATAGGCATTAACCTCACTCAACTTCCAGCCGTTCCCTGCTACGTGCCTCAGTACTCCCGTGTCTCCGGGTAGCAATACGCCTAACGTACCCAACGTCAGAATCGCGGTAGAAGTCACGTCATTAATTACCTTGATGTGGTTATCAACAAATTCACCCGCTATGGGGGTCGGTAGCACAAACGTGGCTGGTGCCGAAATGGTAAACACGACTTTGCTGTCTGTGGCTAGTGCCGTCGTTCCGGCTGTCACTTCCCTAACTGGGAAGCTGTTTCTCCCCCGGTTTATGACACCGGGGGTTTTAAGAGCTGTTTGACTCTCAGTCATTATCTACCTCGTTCTAAAATTATAGGTTCTAAGTATATCGGGAATGACGATGTACTACTTGATGACGGATTCCAGCCGTTCGCCCTTGCCGTACATTTCGGTATCCCGTTACTCGCCCCGTTACTCACAAGAGTTCCTGACCAGTTGTAAGCGTTGCTCCCCCTTACGTTCTGGTATATCATACGGAAAGGGTACAGCTTAGCCCCATCCCATGCGGCATTACCTACTTGGGCAAAGTTAAAGGACATGGTGTAAATCTCTGTTCCGGCTACATTCCTACCAACAATGAGTTCAAAGTATTCTCCTGAATAATACATAGTAGAAGTCGTATTACTTGCTCCGTCACCAGTAGCATTATCCATATCAGTGCTCCCACTCGGAACCACAAACCAATTACCGAAAGGGAAGTTGTACCATGAAGGGTGTAGGCCTATTAGCTGGTCGAACTGTATATCATTCTCAAGATTCTTAAAGAACGTGGCTAGTTTCTGCAAGAAGTATGGTAAGGATACTTCGGCCTTATCGATATTCTCAAATACAAACGAGGCATTCGTTGCCTGAATAGCTTGGTTGTTTACACCCGATATAAAGAAAGAATCTTGGTATATAGAGGTTGGAAATGTTGAGGCTGTTAGGTCAAAGCCCTTTTTTACATTCCAGTTAGTCATATTTACCGTTCTTCCTCCGAACCTGCCCATCAGATCGTTACCAGAATACCAGATGTCACCGTCTGTCGGTGCGGAAACCGCTACCCCTGCGGGAACGTTTAGTCCAGCCATTCCAGATGTTGACGCCGCAACCTTGAACACGTTGATGCAAGTCGTGACTTTATCATTTACGCGTCCGGTTAGCGCCCAGTAGGTATTTGCGCTATCGTAGGTATACTTTGAGCGGGTAGCTGTATAGACTGTTCCATTAGTTGGGGTCTGTGGGAAATTGAAGTCGTCTATTTTCTCAGCGATTCCATCGTTTTCCATCCAAGCGTAGATAGCCGGAACTTGACTTACCCTACGGTATAGCATGCTTTTGTTCAGTGTGGTATCATACCAGCTTGTAGGTGCGTACACCTGTGGTAATGGTGTCGTATTCGCATCTCTGACGGTTTTAGTGATTGTATTAGTCAGGGTCAGTAATTGTACCTCAGCATCTCGAACCCAATACATATTTGTGTTGTCGTAAGTGTATTTCTTTCCACGTGGCGAAGTATACTGATTACCCCCCGCTGGACTTACCGGAACTCCTGCACCATATAAATACTCTTCATCCCCGTCATCCTCAAACCACTCAGAAACCCCCAAAGAAACAAGTCTATACAATAGAATCTTGTTTAGATCAGTTGCGTGGTATTTAACAGGTGTAAACTGTGGAGGGGTTGGCTTGCTTCCAAGAATACGTTCACTTAAAGTCACGGTTACCACAACCCCCGGAATCTCGGACAACAACGCCAGTCTTCCGCTTGTCGGCGGTAGGTCATAGGTGTTGGTTGTTGCCGTAGGTACGTTGGCTGCGCTTAACTTAAAGTTGGCAGTAGCATCCGACAGTTTGGCCACGGTGAATTTTGTATCTGTGAAGACGTTTTCACCAATAAAAGTATTGGCCGTGGTTGGAGCCAGCACAGTTTTGTAGGTACCATCCCCAAAAAACGCCTTGTCTCTATCGGCTATTACTGCGGCGGGAACTGTTCCGGTTACGCCGTTGGTTGTTGGTGTAGCACCGACATAGATTCCGGGTATTGACATCGGAACGGCTGAAACTCCTGCGATAATAGGGATTAACTTAGCATTATTAGCCGCAATAGAAGCCGCTAAATCAGTAGTGGCCTTAATCATTACGATTGATGCCGCATGATACGAACCTTCGAGTATGGCTAACGTATTGGCTGCATACTGTGGGGGTTCCGCAGCTATTGCATCCGCAAGACTGGAGTATTCAGCAACTCCATACACTACCATCCACGAACCTGAAACAGGGAAAATATACAGCTCCTGTTTGGAAAATTTGGAGTTATTGGATAGGGCTGTTACCGTTGTTCCTACCGTATAGTTTAAAGGGTCCAGTGATGTTTTGGCAATTGTTGTGTTCAACCCATTCACAATGTAGGAGTATGTCGTTCTTGGGTTCTCTACGGGGTCAGAGTGTATATTTTCACTTCCGTAAGTGTCCTCGGCGTGGTACCTCCAAGAGCTACCTGCCAGTTTGGTTAACCTCAGTGCGTTAGTCGGTGCAAGTGTGTTTCCCGATACAGAAAAACTACCTTTTGCCATCATATAATCTTGAAATGCTGCCAATACGCCCCACGTAGGATTTTCGTAGCTATCCATATTTGTGATAATCGGCCCCGCACCAGACGAATTTCGTATTCTACCAAGTACCGCAATACCCCTCCTGTCTATTGGGCTGAAGCTATCGGCAATGACTATCTCTAATGCGCCGTTAATATCTTTGCGTAATCCCACCCATTTAGAACGGTTTGTCCCTAGTACTCCAGCGGAAGATACCAAAGCCACGCTCCAAGATAGTAACGTTTTAGTAGGTGCGTCAGGATCTACAGGGTAGTCGACTAATTGGACTTTTCCGGGGGCGATGTCAAACTTGGTATTGTCCAAAGCATTGACCGTAAGCGCGGCACCTTTAATCCATCCTGTAACCTCGTTGGACAACAGAGCTTGCTTACTCTTGGTAATCAGTTCATCCCTCGTAAACTGGTCTAAGGTGATAACACTATAAGGCATAAAATCTACGCCAACGGTATGCCCTAGTACTCTGGTAAGAGCTGGGAATTTGATCGTTATTCTATACTGGTTGTTAGGTAAAATCCAGAATGGACGGTTAGACTTCAATTCAACTGCTCCCGGAGCAAACGGCTGCTTACTAAAGCCGTTATGGTACTCAAGGTCAGTCTTAGAATAGTAGTTATACACACCTGTTGAGATGTTGTAGGCTTTCAACTGGTAATCTGTGATAGAATCAAGCAGTTTAATAGCTATTTTAGTTATACTTGAAGATAGTGTTACCGCTGGTGTTAAGAATGAATATTCCAGTATGGCTTGGTTCTCATCAAATAGGTTTTGTATTTCTGTGACTATGCCCCGAACCGGATTGATTAAACAAGTAATGTTCTCACTGCCGGAAACACCAATAAACGTACGGTTTGGGTCACCGAAACTAATACTGTTGTCAGAGGTTGCACGTCCGCAAATTTTAGCCTCGTAACCATCAGCCGCTTTTTCCAAAGCTAATACACCGAGTTCCGCAAGCACTAAATTATCATGTTTAGCATGAATGCCAAGTTCGGCGGTTGTCGTCCAGTCCTGAGTAACGGCGTCAAAAGCGTCTACATGTAACTGATCATTTTCGCCTTGAGTTATTTTGTAATCTCCAGCCCCAAAGCCGGGCGTCGCCATATTCTTCTTAAGCGTGACTTCTTCACCGATTAGAGGTTGTTCGTCTACCCATTCCCTTGTAGCTATGGTTTCTTCCATATCCAGAACACCAGACAGGTAAGTGAAAGGTACCACGTTACCCAAATAACCACTTTGTGAGGTTTCAATAGTAACTTCGTACTCTACTCCGGCTCTTAGATACAGGTTACCCTTTAGTAGTACGTTCACGTCTCCGGTCTCAGCTTGTGTAAGTTCGTCCTTTAGTAGTACACCCCCTGTTGCCGCAAATTCTGCGTCGCCCATTGACTTGTATACAAATACACCACCGACGGCAGTTTTTACCATCAAACGTGCCTTAGTCGGAGTATACAGCTTGTGCAATATTCTAAGTACTTGCCAATCCGTTAAGGCTGTGAAAGTTTGAGAGAAAACCGCGCCTGTTAGTTGCTGTGAGTAATCAGCATTTAGAGAAGCTGTATTCGCTACTCCCGGATACGATGTCCTTAAGCCGTCTCTTGCGTTAGCGGTTAGGTACATTCGATAATCTGAATCACCATATGAATTTTCGTGTGGCTCTCCGGTAAGTCCCCATATTTGACGCAAATGTCCGTCTTCCGCTTGGTAGGCAATCTCATTTATTGCTCCGGTATAGGAGTATTTAACAATGAACTTATCTGAGAGAATAGAACCCCCGAATATGCCAATGTCCTCCCATACGTTGCCGTTAAATCTTTGAATCTTACAGTATTGTACATCCTTGATAATACGTAGATCAAACATTACTGGGGAGGCTCCTGCACCTTCTCTAAAATACAGTATTCCACCAACGACACCAATTCCGGTACCTCCACCACTTCCGGCAACTACTGCCGCAAGGGATCCAATGACTACTGTACCTACAAATTTCTCAGAACTGTAAATCGTAACTGTCCCTGCGTCATCTACGGTGTAATCAGTAACAATACTGTGATTTACACCAGAAAGATCAGTTCTCCCGATGAACGCTAAGAGTGTTTTAGTTATGGGCTGCAAGTGTGTTGTTGCTGGAATGGTAATTGAGTAGTCCGGTGTCGCTCCCACCCAGTCCGTTGTCGAAAACGGTGTTGAGTACTCCGGTGTTGAAGTTCCGCCACCGCCACCGCTTCCACCGCCTAAAGGTAAACCCCCTACGATACGGTTACCCACCCCGCCTTTTCGTGTCCAAATAATCATTACTACCCCGCCTCTACAATTATGGTCACGCCTTCGCCTTTTGCGTACAAGGTGTCGGTTGCGCTTGTGCTGAATGCCTGATCTCCGGGCACAACTATGCCCTTGTTTGCGGTTGCATCTGCTTGCGCTGTGTTAAGGGAGAGTTTACCTGCCCCTTTCACCTCCTCGATGTCTATTCCGCAAACGCCCACGCCTACGGGTTGCCAACTACCCGTTAACTGGTACTTCGTTCTTATTCCCACTTTCGGCCTCCGTCATTATTTTTTGAATTTCTGCCTGAATTGAGGCATCTCTTTTTAATTGTCTTAGATTGCTGCGGGCATTTGAGCCATTTAATTCCATACACGCTTGTTTTCGTGATACTAACCCGCTGTTTATCTGCTCAATATAAGCCTTCGTTGTTTGCAGTGTGTTCATTGTCGGTTGTATCGCGCCTACCCATTCCGCACAGACCCAAGCATAGTAAACCTCGTATTGTGTGGGGTCATATTTTGCCTCACGGAAACCTTTAGCCACTATTTTTCCTTGATTAACAAGTGATAGAAAAACTTCTTCGTAAAAAGGTTGGCAACACTCTTGAGAAAAGAATGTACGCATCTTAGTAAGATAGGTTTTGAAGTCGTTTAACTCCGCTTGACTTGCAGAATAATTGCTTGAATACTGTGACATTAGTTTTGCTGGGGGAACCTCTAATTGCCAAGCAATACCGGACAGTATACATCTTTCAAATTCTGGAAAATTTAATTCGGTACCTTTGTTGTCAAAGCCTACAGGTTCTTCACCAACAGCCAAGTTTTCGATAATCATTCCGGGGGACATTCCAGCAACTCCGACTTCTCTTTGAGTTCCTGTATCGGAAGTCACGGTAACCGTGTCTTTTAATACTGCTCCGCCTGACATTGGCCTAGTAGGTATGCTATCTGCCGAACGCTTGATGAAGATCGTCAAAAGCGAGCTTATAAGGGCTTTCCGTTGCGCTGAATCTCTGTATTTATCAATTTCTTTCAGTGATTGTAGGATAGCGGATAACAGCGGCACTCCACGGGTTCGGTTAAGCCTTTTTGCTCCACCGTACACCATCCAAGCGAGTTTTCGGCCGCTGGTTGTGTAAGCAGGTAGCCGTTTGTGTGTTCCGTCTTTCTGCATGATGTAAAACGCTACTTGCGCACCGCTGGCATCTAACTCAACGCCATCAAAAACGTTGCCATCTGCCCATTTGTCCACAGGTGTAGAGATCGAAGACGCCGAAATAGTTTGAATGCAAGGCAACCCAGAAGCGTTTACCCGACTCACTACTAATATATCACCGTCAATAATAGACTCTGTACGGATGTCGCAAAGTATCGCACCAAATGACTTTTCACGCTTATAGTCACACAATTTGGGTGCCCACTGCCAAACCTCAAAGTGATCCTCCATCCCTTCACACCAGTCTTCTACTTCATCGTCATTCATATCAAGTATGGTCTTCTTTGGGCTACATGCAAGGGAAAACCCCGTGTTAATCTCGTGGGTCACGAGTCTCTTGATAATACCTGCGGCGTATGGGTTACTTAGGAACAGAGCGGAAGAACGTGCACGTAATGCCACGTAGTCCTCAAGAAATTCTTCTGTAGAACCGAAGCCCCCTAGGAACTTCTCGCCATCAAAAGTGCGTTGCTGGAAGTTACCACTTGGTGGCTGTACGTACGCCGATTGTGGTCGGTCGCTTTTACCCGTGATCTTAGATTTAAATTTGTGGTATAGCTCCACTACCATGCTGGCCTCGCGATCAAAGGTTGGTTATTAGCGGGGAGCATGCCCTCCAACGTAATAAGTAACCCATACGCCGCCAGCATCGAGGTTTGGATCTCTTGAATGTTGGAACGTGTCACCGTCTGGCGTGATTGCCCTGTGTCTAGGGTATAACTCTCCGCACCAGCTAAGATCGTGCTGATAGCGGTTTCGTACTTGAGGATAATAGCCTTGTTAGCTGCTATCCTCTCTTCCAGAAATGTCATTTTTATACTCCTCTAATTTAAGAAAATAATATAAGCTATAATACAGATAATTACAAGTAAAATAGTTGTTCTTTTTCGCAAGCTTCCCAGAATAGCATCCAATTAACCGTTTCCAGCTTCCAGATTTCAATACAACGCTCGTAACAAATGATGTCCAGAGCCGCCATATTATACACCGTTAAATCCCACAATTCATTTGCGGAACCGGACGGACGGAACCATTCGAAGCCGAGGACTTTCTTTGTGGCTTTCTCTAGCTTCTCACGCTTGTATTCTACTGTTAATTCTTTTAGCTGTGCGGTTGAGGTGTTCTCCGGTGCGTTGAAATGGTCACGGGGTTGTAACTGTGCTTCTGTAGGTTCCTCCACGTAATCCCAAGAACGTTTTAACGATGCCGATAGACGGTCTTTGTACAAACTTACTACAATACCGCATGTCCTGCCACCCATTTCGTTGACCTGTATACTGAAATTTCTAATCCTCGCCACCTTGCTTGTCGTGTCTATACCTTTGATTGCATATACGCCTCGGTCAAACATTGCGCAGAATCTCACTACCGTATCGTAGTGGTATCCGGCATCTACAAGGGTCATACGTATTCGGTATTTTTTGCCGTCGTCAGCGCAATACTCCTTATTCAGTACTATGTCAGCCAGATCCCCCCAGCAAGAATTAGATAAATCCTCTGTCTTAGTGGAGCCGGACTCGGTAACCCCTGTTAGTGTGATGTAGTCTATGATGTAACTACGGGCGTGCTTTGTCCAGCCCATTATTACGACTTTCAGGAATTCACCGTGGACATCCACCGCCGCAGTGACAAGAAGTATTTCGGATTCTGAATATTTTTTTGCAAATCTGTTTGGTATTTGCCCAAACAAGTACGGTCTTCTATGCATGCTGACAGCTTCTTCCCCGACACGATCAAAGGCCGCTGCAAAAGATGCCCCAAGAACGTTATTGTAGAAGGCTTGTAGTAACCCAAGGTCACGGGGGCGATTGTTTTGAACATCCCAAGCATCCAACCACTCTTGCACCGCTGCCGCCCAAGGGTAAAATGTCGGGGGGGCGTACAGACCGGATAAGTCAAATGAGCGTGTGTCGGGGTGTTTCGGTATTGCCGTTGCTTTCCAGTATGCCCCGTTAGGCTTTTCTTCGCAGGCTTCTGGTAGCATGTTTATCTTGTCATCGTTACAGTGTTCTCCGCCACAGTTCTCACACACATACACCACGGAATCAATGTCAAGCATGCCGTCGTCCCTGTACCTCCATTTTATACCAAATTCGTGGCCTTTCTCCTTGTTGATTCCGTGCCATCTCAAAACTTGGTGAAAGCCACAGTGTTTGCAGGGGACCATGTAGTAACATTGGTCACCGGACTCAAATAACTCGTCAATTTTAGATTGATTCTTAATCAGTGGCGTGGACACACAGAATATTTTCCGTGTCAGATAATATGCTTTAGTACGGGAATCGAAAATCTTTTTCGGGTCACCGTCCTTCCCTATTATGAGCGGCCAGCCAGATATTTCATCTTGAAGCATGAACTGAATAGAGATAGAACGCCCTTTGTTTGGGTTACGAGCACCTGAGGGCACGAGGTACCCTCCCCCTTCCCACTCCATTTTCTTATCAGTCTTTCCGGTCTTACGACTGTTACCCTCATCAACTGAGCGTAACAGTCGTAAGACCGGAAAGA